AGCAAAAATATCTGTTTTTGTAGTGCCACAGTTTGATAAAAAAGAGGATAACTATAAAGAAAAATCTTACAAGAAAGAACACAATTATTAATGACACACATATATTTTGGACCACCAGGCACAGGAAAAACAAGAAAATTAATTGAAAAAGTAGAAGAATATTTAAACAAAGGTGTGGACCCAGAAACGATAGGGTTTTTTACTTTTGGTAAAAACGCTGCAATAGAAGTTAGAAATAGAATGAAAAAAAAATTTGGTTTGTCTGATAATGACATGCCATATTTTAGAACACTTCACTCACTTGGATTTGAGCTTTTAGAATATAGATCAGAGATGGTTATGAAACCAGATGACTACAAAACAATTGGTAAAAAATGTGGAATAGAAGTTAATTATGCGTCTTGGGATGAAGATAATGGTGGATTGTTTACATCAGACAGTCCTTATTTAAGTTTAATTAATTTAGCAAAATCAAAAAATATTACTGTTGGACAACAATATAATTTAGGACAACACAGAGAGGATTTAGATTCTAGTGTTTTATATAAATTAGAAAGAGAAATAATAAACTTTAAGAGGGACACTAAAAAAGTAGACTTTAATGATATGATAAATGAGATGGTAGCTAAAAATATATACAGAAATTTTAATGTTTCTTTTATAGATGAAGCACAAGATTTATCAGTAGTGCAGTGGCAATTAGCTGGTTTGATAGAAAAACACTCTGAAATTTTACATGTCGCTGGTGATGATGATCAGTGCATATTTGGATGGCGAGGCGCTGACGTTAACAGTTTTTTAAATTTAAAGGGAACGAGAGAGGTTCTAAAAAAATCTTGGAGAGTGCCAAGAGAAGTTTTTGATGTGGCCCAAAAAATAATACGCAGAATACCTAAAAATAACAGAGTCCAAAAAGAATGGGAACCAAAAAAAGAAAGAGGATCTGTTACAGAGCATTATGATATTAGTGAACTTCAAAGTAAACTTAAAACTGGTAAGTGGTTAATATTAGGGAGAGATAGGTGGATATTAAATAAGTTTGAAGAATATTTTAAAGATAACAATATATATTATGAAAGAGCAAAAAAGAAGAATCCAATACAAGATAAATACGTGGCAATAGATTTATATGAAAATAAATTAAAAAAAGGAGAGGCACTATCTTATGAAGATTGTCATGAGATAAAGAAAAAAATGTTAAAAGAAGAATGGACACCTAAGTTGTTCAAAGCAATGGTGCCAAATAAATTTTATACTATGGATATGTTAAAAAGTAATTTTGGTTTAAAAACAAATTCACCATGGCAAGCTGCTTTTACAAAAATGGGTAAACATGATACAGATAAAATTGAAGAATTATTAAAAAGAGGAGAAGATTTAATAAATGGAGCAAGAATAAAATTAGCGACTATACATGGTGTAAAAGGTAATGAAAGAGATAATGTTGTGTTATCACTTAAATTATCCCAGTCTTGTAAAGATGCTTACATTGCAAAGCCAGACGATGAGAACAGGGTTATGTACACGGGCACAACAAGAACAAAAAGTAATTTACATATAATACATGGAGGAAAGGGGGATTACGAATATGACAAATAAAGACATGTTTAAAGCGTTTACATATGATTCGTTAAATAAACAAGTTGATGGAAATCATTATAAAAAAATGAAGATTCAACCTGCAGAGTTTATAAACGAGAATAAGTTGCTTTTCGCGGAGGGTAATGCTATAAAATATATTTGTAGGCATCAGTCTAAAGGAAAAGAAAAAGATATAGATAAAGCAATACATTATTTAGAAATGATAAAAGAGAGGGACTATTCATGAAGCCAATATTTAAACCACAAACAGAGTGGTTACCGCCAGAATCTTTTCCTGACCTATCTGGTTATAGTGAAATAGCAATTGACTTAGAAACAAAAGATCCTGACTTAAAAACAATTGGTTCTGGTTCTGTTGTGGGCAGGAGCAAGATAGTTGGTATAGCTGTTGCTGTTGAAGGTTGGTCTGGATACTATCCTATAGCGCATGAGGGTAGCGGTAATATGGACTCTAGAATGGTTCTAAAGTGGTTTCAAGATGTATTAAACACAGACGCTACCAAGATATTTCATAATGCTATGTATGATGTATGTTTTATACGTGCTGCGGGGCTTAAAATTAATGGCACCATTGTAGATACCATGATTGCTGGCTCTCTCGTGGACGAGAATCGCTTTCGTTACGATTTAGGCTCTATGGGTCGGGATAGGCAAAAATGAGGCTGTATTGAAGGAAACTGCAGATCATTGGGGCGTTGATGCTAAGTCTGAGATGTATAAACTACCTGCAATGTATGTGGGTGAATATGCGGAGCAAGATGCACAATTAACTTATAAACTATGGCAGGAGATGAAGAGACAAATGTATCATGAGGATGTTGAAGATATATTTAATTTAGAGACTGAACTTTTTCCTTGCCTCGTCGATATGCGATTTTTAGGAGTGCGAGTAGACGTTGAAGCAGCTCATCAGCTAAAAGACAAATTATTAAAAGAAGAAAAAGAGTGCCTGCAAAAAGTAAAAAAAGCAACAGGAGTAGATACTCAAATATGGGCTGCACGTTCCATTGCGCAAGTCTTTCAAAAACTTGGCCTACCTTTTGACCGAACTGAAAAAACAAATTCTCCATCTTTTACAAAAAATTTTTTACAAAATCATCCTAATAAAATTGTTCAACACATAGCTAAAGCTAGAGAAATAAATAAAGCTCACACTACATTTATTGATACCATATTAAAACATGAACATAAAGGGCGAATACATGCTGAAATAAACCAACTTAGATCAGATCAAGGTGGTACAGTAACCGGTAGATTTAGTTATAGTAACCCGAACCTACAACAAATACCAGCACGAAACAAGGAACTCGGACCACGGATCAGGAGTTTGTTTTTACCGGAGGAAGGATGTAAGTGGGGTGTATTTGATTATTCACAACAAGAACCAAGACTTGTTGTGCATTATGCATCTATGGACAAAAACTCTCAAAACATAACAGCAGAAGGTTTAGATGATGTACTAGAATCTTATCTTGAACACGATGCAGATTTTCACAAGATTGTAGCAGATATGGCTGAGATACCAAGAGAACAAGCTAAAACAATTAATCTTGGTTTGTTTTATGGCATGGGTAAAAATAAATTACAAGCAGAACTAGGGTTGGACAAATCAGATGCAGAGGAATTATTTCAGCAATATCATAGTAGAGTACCTTTTGTAAAACAGTTAATGTATAGTGTAATGGAGAGAGCCCAGGAGGCAGGAAAAATTAGAACACTTTTAGGAAGAAGATGTAGATTTAATTTATGGGAACCTAGAAAGTTTGGTGTGCACAAACCTTTATCTAAAGAGGATGCTGAAAAAGAGCATGGACCAGGTATGATAAAACGTGCATACACATATAAATCTTTAAACAGATTAATACAAGGATCAGCAGCAGACATGACAAAGAAAGCTATGGTTGATCTATACAAAGAAGGCATCACACCACATATACAAGTGCATGATGAACTTGATATATCCGTAAATAACAACGCTGATAAAATAAAGGAAATAATGGAATCAGCAGTGGAGTTAGAAGTGCCTAACAAAGTGGACTATGAATCTGGTCCTAATTGGGGTACAATAAAATGAGGTTAAAATATGGCTTACTTAAATGCAAATATTCCTGTAGAGTATGCACAAATAAGGAGGGAGTATCTTTACGATCTTAAAAAACATTATGGAGAAGTCGAAGATTGTATCATATTTGGTGTCACTTGCATCACGGGTCGTGCGTTATTGTTTCATGCGATTATGGAAAATGGTGCAATCTTTTATAGACTACCTATTACAGCGTTTATACAACGTGGATTTAAAGTTAAGGATGTACCTAAACGTAGACTTGATGAGCTTCAGCTCTGGAATTCTTTTAGTTACTATCCTGCTGTTACTAGTTGGGATATCTTAGAATCACAAGCAGGAAAATACATTGGCAAAGACAAAAAATGGCACTACGGTAAATACTTATTTACTGTTGACTTTGCTCACCCAGAGCCTAATATACTAGATACTGATCAT